AAACGTACCAGAAATACCAAGGGGCATACCGTCAGAGAAAGAACCCTGACCAAACGGATAGACAAGAAAGACTGCAGTCGCTGCAGCAACGAGGGCGGAGTAAGCAACAAAGATCCAGGGCCTCATCCCAAGTCGGTACGAAAGTTCCCATTCTCGTCCCAAGTAAGAGAAGATACCGATAAGGAAATGGAACACGACAAGTTGATATGGTCCTCCATTATAGAGCCATTCGTCAAGCGTAGCGGCTTCCCAGATTGGGTACAAATGTAGTCCAATTGCGTTACTGCTAGGCACGACGGCACCAGAGATGATGTTGTTGCCAAACAGGAGGGATCCTGCAACGGGTTCACGGATTCCATCAATGTCTACAGGGGGTGCGCCAATAAAGGCAATGATAAAACAAGTTGTAGCAGCCAGCAGGGTGGGGATCATCAGCACACCGAACCAGCCCACATAAAGACGGTTATTTGTGGAGGTCACCCAAGAACAAAATTCTTCCCAGGATGACCTTTGTGGAGTAAGTACAGTAGTAGTCATTTATAAAGTATTGATATAAAAAAAAATAAATTTGTTCCGACCCACCCACCACAAGTAGATAGTTAGAAGTTATACTTCACACCGACTTTAGTACCATAGCCATTGTCAACATCACCAGTGATAAACGACAGCTCACCATAGGCATTAAGCTTTTCAGACAGTGGTACAGAACCACCAACTTTACCAGACAGTTCTACTTCAGATTCACCACCATTGGGGGATACAATAGAAGGACCACCTTGAATGTACCAGTTAGTACCTTCATAACCGATGTGGTTATCAATGACGGTACCACCATAGTTAGAGCCAGCCCATCCAGAGTTAGCTTCAATGTTGACATAAGGACCAGCAACAGCTACGTTAGCAATGCTGAGGAGGAGACCAGAGGCAATAATAGATTTCATTTTGAATTACTTTTTTTAGCAGTTTTAGCGGAGCGTTTAAAGGCAGCTGCGGTAGGTGCTCCTTTACTACCGGGCTTTCGCATTTTTTCACCACTGCCAGAAGCAATACGTTTACGTTTGGCGTGGATGTTTGAATAAAGTCCTTGTTTTGCCATGTCAGTATTTTTTACCAGCAGGTTTTTTAGTGGACTTCTTTTTATTTTTTGCAGCTGCTGCAGCTTTCATACCAGCAGCAGTGTAAGGATAATGTTTACCGTTTACTTTAGGCATTAGAAATCAATGTTAGAGTTTGCAAGTTTATCCATTACGTTCTTACGATATGCTGGATCTTTATCATATCGAGGATCACTCATTGCTTGAACAAGTTCCGCTTGACTTTGGAATTGTTGCTGTGAACTAGTTGATGCTTTACCTGTCAACATTTGTCCTTCATAACCTACAGAATCTTTATAACGTTGAGCCAAAGATGCGATAGCAAAGTAACAAGCATTGGTATCACCAGTATCCATAACATGATCAAACATGTTAATTTCTTGCTCACTTAGAGTTTGACTTGCCCAATACAAAAGTTGTTGGTAATTTTCTTCACCACCAACAACACCTTTAAGTTGCTGCACTTCTTCATTGGACAGCGTTTGTACAGGTGCTTGTTCTTGTACCTCTTTTCGATAATCAAGGTACATATTAGCAAGTTCTGCAGGGTCCATGCCACGAAGTTTATCAAGAGTTTCTTGATTATATTCAGACATGGATTCTTCCCAGAGTTGATCTAGAAAGCTTGCCTGCTCAGTATTTTCTTCAGGAAACTCCTGTTCAAATTCAGGCTCAGTCTCATTGACAGTATTTTCACCAAGCTTTTTTTGTAGCTCAATGTATGCACTTTCTAGTTCTTGTGCATCTTTATACTTACCAGCAAGAAGTGAATTTTGTTCTTGTTCTAGTTGTTCACCTACAGCAAGTGAATCTTGTTCTTCACTATTAAGAACTTCAGTGTTTTCTGATGATCCGTCAACAGTAATAGTAGTCATGGTGGTTTTAAAATTTATTCAGCAGCTGATTGTAGATCAGCATTAAGTTGTGGATTTTTTGAAGGATCCATAAGTGGAGTCTTAGACATTGCAACAGCTTGTTCCATATTTTGTACTTGTTCTTGCTGTTGCTGTGCTGCCATCTGTTGTTGATTCAACTCTTCTTCTGACCTAACAAGGTTCAATACATCAATACCTTGTGCAGCAGCAAGACGTTTAACAACTTCAGTAGGATTAATAAACTGGGCGATGGCTTCTGGACCCATGGTCTGGGCAATTGTTTGCAAGAATTGACTAAGGCTTACAGCATCTTGACCACGACCCAAGGAATTAATACCAGCAACAATTGTTGGTCGTACAATACCTTTTGGAATACGTGGGATTTCTCCAGTCTTTTGTGCAACAGAAAGTTTCCTGTTTAAATAAGGTACAAGAAACTCAACAGTCAACAATGAGAACAAGCCTCCAAGTTGTTGTTCAAGTTCCATCTGTGTCATCCTTACTTCTTCAGCAGTAACCCGTTCTGCATTACGTGGATTTAAAATAAGGAAAGCTTCACTGATTCGTCGCTCAAAAATCTGAGACATTTCAAATGCAGTACGGAAGTCAGCAGTTTTACCAACCTGCACTACACCAACGTCATCAGGACGACCTTGGATGATGGCACCGTTACCAGCGTTAGCGAGGGTAGAGGGCTTGGTGGTAGAGCTAGGGCTCACCACAAACACAACCTTAGCAGCTGCAGCACTACCTTCAACCAAGGCTTGGGAAAGCGACTCAAGGGATTTGAGATCACCAATAAATTGTGATACACGACCCCTTCCATAATCTTCCCCATCAACAGTATTAAACCTAAGAGGAAGCCAAGGGTTTGCATCCAATGGTGCTTTACTGACTGACTTTGGAATTACTTTATCGTATACTTCTTGATGCCAAACAACACGATTGTTGTCACGTTTAATGTGAGTATAAACATCTACTTCTTTGTTATTTGAAGTAGTAGTGTCAACTACATCTTTAGTTTCAAACGTATTAGGAAGATCTTTGTCAATAATTTTTTTGCTAATTTTTTCTTTGGTGACGATTTCTAGTACGTTGCCGTTCCCGTCTCTTTCTACAACGTAGCGATTTAAAGGAAAAACTTTAAGACCCTTTTTACCCATAAAGATCAAAGCGTTGCCTGCTACAACCAAGTGTTGAAGTGCTTGATGCACAGCGACACGATCGTCAGAAGCTGCAATTGATTCAAGGATAGTACGTTCAACCTTTGCAAATGAAAGGTCTAACTCGGCTTTAATTTCAGGACCAAAGTCTGCACCCAACTGACTTTCATCTAGTTGCAGTTTAAAGAAACTGGTTTGTGGAGGCAGTAGTGCAAGCATAAGTTTAGAACTTAGCGCAGTGACTGCTTTTGATCCTACGGATTGCCAAGGGGTTTTAAATTGTTTCATTCCAGTAACATGCTCTTCATGACCCCTTACCAAATAGGGAAGCGTCAATCGTGCACATTCTTCAGCTTCGCTTAGAAATTGTGAACGTTCTGAACATAGTTCGTCATACCTTTTCCTTGCGTTCATGCTAGATTAAGAGATGTAATACGTAAACCTTTTCTGCCAAATGCTCCGCTAGTTCCTCTACCACGACCTTGTTGTTCAGCAGGTGATTTTGGCACTTTCACACCAATGCTTTTAAGCTTCCTCATGTAATCATAATCTGGCGGCCCTTCAGGTTCAGGAAGGGGTTCAGCAAGAGTGCCTGGGGCTTGGGCCCCACCTCCTCCTCCTCCACTTGGTTTAGGAGTAGAAGTAGGAGTAGGAGTAGGAGTGGTTGGTGGGGGAGCAACATTCTGCACTGGTGCAGGTGTAGGTTTAGAAGTAGGTACAGGAGTAGGTTTAGGCGCAGTATCTTCTAGATACTTACTTGCAAAAACATTCCCTAAGCTTGCTCTAACAGCCCCTAGCCTTTCACCAGTACTTTGATATGGACTTGACGCTAAGATTTTCCTTACTTCGTCCTGATTTCGTTGTGCAATATAATTCTTTGCCGCTTCGTCAGGATCTACGCCAGCTTTTGCTGCTCTTTCACCGTAAGCAATAGCCTCAGCAAGGGTTCTTGGTGCTCGGGTTTGAGTTGGTACTGGTGTTGGTGTTGGTGTTGGTGCTGGTGTTCTTGAAGCATACGCGCGTCCTTCTGCTGAACCCTTAATAGTACTAGCAATTTGTGACAACGTTGCACCAGACCTTAGTGCATTTTCAAAATGTGCGTAGCCGCCTGGATCAGGCATACGTCCAAGGTATTGTTTATATAGATTTACAATTGACATTTAATTTTCCTCCATGTAATTAATCACCCACTCAACGACACTACGTTGACCGGATCGGTACATAATTTTTTCCATTGTATCTTCAGGTGTAGGGTTAGCGGGTGGAAAGGTTTCTTCTAGTGCGTGAATAAGTCCTTGGGCATTCATCCCTAGAACTTCAAGCATATTGGGGGAGGTTGACATTACTATGTTCAAAGAATGCTGGCATCCGTGCCGACCGTGTAGCGGAAAGTTCAGGAGCCTTCCCTTCATACATCAAACGATCACTGGAATCCAGCCAAAATTTTTTGTCCAAATATTTATCGGATGCTCCAACTTTAAGAGGTTGCATTACCCAATGGATAGTTGCTTTCCTGAGTTTATCAAGAGAAGGACTGATATCAAGCCCCAACTCGCTATGAACAAGACTATTGGTAGCAACGTGAATTTGTTCATCTCTACTAATATCAGCACTTACTGTGCGCATTCCTGCATCACCGTTAAACCGAAAGAAAGGTAGCAATACAAAAAAGATTGCACGTTCAGCTACCATTGCTTTGGTGATTGTGTGATCAGGGTGTGAAGTCCATGCTTTTTGCAAAGCTAAGGCTTCTTTTTCTGCCTCTGCATCTACTCCGTAGGCATTGGCGATATAACCCAACGCGAGGTCATGGTTCTCTTCGTCTTTAACATTAGACGTGAGCAACTTACGTGCTGAGTTTGGAACAGTTTTTTCTAAAGCTTCATTGATAAAATCGCCCACAGGCAGTTCCATATTTCTTAATGCAAGAGCACGGAGGATCGTCTCCTCCGAGCCTTCTTTGCAAATACCAGCATCTGTCTGTACTGGTGTCCATTTCCGTTTCCGAGCTTGTAGTTTTTCGTAAGGATTCATTCTTGGCAATCACATGTAAATTCTTCAGTAGATTCGTTTAAAAGATCTGCAATATATTCATCAATGTCCTCACCCAAAGCAGCATAAACATTTGATTTATCTTGGGTATCACCCATTACTTGCAGACTATAATAAAGGGAGGTTTGCGGAGATTCCAACCACTCTTCGATAAAGGCTTCGCCATAGTTGACGACATCACTCCAACTATTGAAGCTGTACCCGTGAAGAAGTCCCGTATTATTAAGCATTGTCATTAGACCATCAGCAACACGCTTATATGCATCCCATCCAACTTCAGATGCGATTTCTACATTACCGTATTCATAGGTTTGAACACCGAAAGTACCCGAATCGCGGTCAACAGTCCGGGAGATTGGGGGCGCAATTTCTGGGGTGCAAGTAAAGCCATCCAAATCTGTGCTTCGATAACTGCAGGAGGCAGTGGGCGCAATAGCAAAGGCTCGAACCATATTATGACTGCGAGCAACTGTAGCGGCAGCATTGATACCAGCCCTAAACTGACAGGCCAAATCATAGGCTGGTGTGCGTACCACATCCCCTCCATTGACTTGGTCCAAAGCAGCTCCGAATTGTTCATACGTTACTCCGTACCTTCGTAGGAGGTTGGCAAGTCCAAGCATTCCAAGTCCCACTTGTCGATCGGTTTCTGGGGGCAAATATTCTCCGCTATCTCCAACACCAGTTCTAGCGTGGAGTTCACACAACTCTTGCATACCCTGAACGAAAGCTTTTGGGATGTCGTCAAATTCACAGGCTCCAAGGTTGATATGTTGTAGCAAGCATGTTCCACGTGAGGGCAAGTAAACTTCAAGACAGACGTTTCCTCGGATTCGTTTTCCATTGTTGTCATACTTTACTTTGTTGAGCCAGATGTCACCAGATTTGATTCCGTAAAGAAGTTCAGCTTTAAACTCACATTTTTGCCACCATTCTTCAGTGATATTAACGCACCGTTTAACCCAAGGCAATTCATTCCGGGGAGCGGAAATAAAGTCAAGAGCATCAGGGTGGTTAAGATCAAGATGACAAACTACTGCGCCATTTTTGTAGATTCCACCTCGTCGTAGGATTTCATTTAGTGTGCTGTAGATTTTGGCAAAGCTGACTGGGCCACTTGCAGTCACACCTGATGGACGCTCATGTCCTTTCGGATCAAGTTTAGAGAGGTGAACGGCACAGCCTGCTCCATAGCGCAATGCGTGACTTACAAAACGCCAACTGGCTTCAATACCATTTGGACCTTCCATCTCATTCTCAACTACAAATACTGTGCAGCTGACTGGAAGGCGTGAGGTTGGGTCGTCAATCCAAGACTGGACACGACCGGTGCGAGAAATGTACGAGGGTGTCATTATTAAATAAGATCAGTAAGGGTTGGTGGTTTGTAGTTTGGTCCTTTTAAAACTTTACCATCTTTGCGGTAGATAGGTTTACCGTTTTCGTCAAGCTTAGACATGTTTGATGCATGTACTCTACGCATTGCTTCATCAAGATCCCACTCTTCATTGGATGCATATTGATAGCAAACATAGACTAGATCAGCCAGTTCTTTAAGCTGTGATTCTTTGTCTTTTAAATGATAAGCTTCGTGAAATTCACTCCACTCTTCATCGATCAAAGCTTTCTGGGTCGGGCGTTTCGTCGGACCATTCTGGACGCCATAGGCGGACCGGAATTGTTCCGCTTGGTCCATCAGACTCGTGTGTATGTAAGAGTTCATTTTCAAGGTAATGGATTGCTTTTTTAAGATCAGATGTTTTACTATCTTTGTAACCGGCTCTGCAAATATATTTAATTGCATTGCCTAGGTGATAATTAAGACCCTGATCACGAATAAAGTCCCAGACTTCTATTGAACCTCTGGTGTAGTGGGCGGGTGACTTGGCCATTGTTTTACAAGGTTTGAAACGGTGTTACAAAGACAGAAGTTCTGTCGCTGTAAAGCTAATAATAACGTAATGACATCATCTTTTTCTGCCTTTGGTAAAAGATCTTCAAGACGACGTAATTTAAAATCTTGCTCAACAGTTAATTCAATTATCGGTTGAGGAGGGAAGCCAGGGAATGACCTGCCGTTGGATTGGATCATAGTCAGTGAAGGTAAGGATTTTAGCTAGGCGTGCATTCATTAATGCAACATCTTCATCTAGATCTTTGTCGGCAAACGCTTTTACAACGGTGCTCCATGTATACCCATACTCTTCAAACAAAGCTACAGCACGTTTAATTCCAATTCCAGGTACACCAGAGTAACCATCAGTTTGATCACCTGCTAGTGTTTGGA